TGTCTAGGCCAGTCAAACATGGCTGCTACACCATCTTTGAGTGAGTCTGCGAATGAAAGTTTTTGAAAGCCGTGATGCTCGACGAGAATATCTGCTACAGTGCCTTTGCCTGAGCCAATTAAACCACATACACCTATAATCATACTCTAATACTAACAGATGTTAAGATGTTTGTCAAGTCTTACCCGATGGTAAATTAGCCTATTGACCAGTAATATCCCATCCCGCCGGTATATTGTTGAGCAACCTCGACGTCAAGTTTTTCCATCTCCTGCTGCGCCTCTGCTTTCAGGGCGTCGCCATTTAGTGCTCCGCCGCCCTGTGGTCCTGCTATGACAGAGAACTTCGAACGTGCTTCGCCCAGTTGGTACTTACAGGCAGCAAGAGTATAGTCTTTGATCCACTGTCTTACCAAATAATCTACTAGTAGGTTTTCTGTGGGTCTATAGTTGTAGGTGTATAGCAGGAGGTTTTCTTTTGCTCTTGGACGCTGTAGCAGAGTAAGTTTTTTGGTTACAGTGTTCCATTTGAATTCAATAAATGAACCAAACATTCTGCCTACCAATTCCTGATGCTGTGAAAACATGTCATAGGTAGCAAGTCCGCCCATGTTTGAACTTGACAGTAGATAGGTGTTGGTGTAGGCAAGGTTAAACGGTTCAAACAGTGTGCCGCCGTCTCCGCCGCCTGTTCTTGAACCTATCGATCTACGAAACAGTCTGCGAACTTCAATTACTTCGTTAGGTAGAACATATTCGTTTTGATCTATCACTGTGGGTAGAAAAACATAGGATTCTTCTACAGAATTGTCAGAACGCTGCCTAAAACGAGTAAGTGCTTTGTCTAACGCAGTTTCATAATGCACAGGGTCTAATTCAACTGAAACCATTCCGCCGCCTAGCATGTTGTAAACATAATCAAATATTTCCTGTTTAAGTGTTGCTAGATCAGACATTTTGTAAACTCCTTGACTAGTATTTATGCTGCTAAATATGTAAAACAGGAGAAGAACAATTCCTAGACTCAGTTTATACCGTCCAGAAAAGGGACACGATTATGATTTTCTAGATGAAATCATTTTCGAACAATTCACTGTAGGCGGTACTGACATTCATCTACACAAGTACCTCGGTGTTCCTACTGACGGCGAGCAGGGAACAGCAGATCAACCTGTGTATGATTCACTGGATCCCACAAACATACAGGATCTTCTTTTTCTTGAAAACAGAGACAGAAAATACGACGAAGATATCTATACTCTGAGAGGCATATACAATGTGCAGGATATCGACTTTAACCTTTCTCAGTTTGGCATGTTTCTAGACAATGATACACTTTTTTTGACTGTTCATATAAATTCTTCAGTAAAAACTGTGGGCAGAAAGATTATATCAGGTGACGTTGTAGAACTGCCGCATTTGAAAGACTCATATGCGCTAGACGAAGCCAGTGTAGCACTTAAAAGATTCTATGTGGTAGAAGATGTGAACAGAGCATCAGAAGGGTTTTCACCTACTTGGTATCCGCATCTCTATAGACTGAAACTGAAACAGATTGTGGATTCACAGGAATTCAAAGACATCCTAGACCTGCCAGCGGACGAAGAAGATCCAGGCGGCGAGACTTTGAGAGATCTGCTTTCTACCTACGATCGAGAGCAGAACATAAACGACGCAGTAATAGAGCAGGCAGAAGCAGATGCTCCTAAGAGCGGCTATGACGTTAGTCACTACTATCAGTTGAGACTGGATCCAAATGAAACTGGTGCTACAGTAGAAGTCGAACTTGAATTTTCGTCTCCCATAGCTTTAGAAACAGGGACTACAGTATTCCAAGACACAACTGACGCTAAAGGCAGTGTTAGCGGAGTGTTAGACGATACAAGGCTAAAAGTGTCTACAACTGTGCCTGTAAAATTTGATCTTCAAAGTGCCATCCGTACAGTAGATGGCTCCTTTGTTATCGGTGAGGACGAGAATCTCTCTGTTCCTATAAATGTTAAAATATTATCAACAGAATCTACTGCTAGCATTCAAGGACAGACTGCTGGTAGAGTAGAAATTCAACAGGTAAACGGTGCATATACCACAGCACCTCCCGCTGGTAAAGGCTATCAGGGATATCTGTTAGGAGGCGAGTACGTGCCAAACGGAGGGAATTTTGGTCATGGTATCCAGTTTCCTGATTCTCCTGACAAATACGATTACTTTCTTAGAACAGATTTTAGACCAAAGAGAATGTTTCAATTTGACGGTGATAAATGGGTCAAAGTTCACGATGTAGAAAGAATGACAATGACAAATTCAACTGATAGACAAACTCAAAAAACAGGTTTCATAAACAACAAAAACTTCGTGTACAACGATCTAGCTGTGCAGGATACTGTTATTCTTACTAAAGGTGATACAGAAATACACACTGATATCTCAGTTACGGACCAAGCAGAGTATCTTGTTCTAAAATACAACACACTTGAAAAATCCTATGCTGTTGCAGACTATCCTGCAATGATTACCACACAGGACAGTTCTCTAATCACAATTGAACTGCCTGAGATTGCCGGAGTTCAAGAATCAATTGACTACACAGGCGCATGGGAAGTAAAATTCTATCGCAACAGGGAAGCAGAACGACAGTCACTGTCGCAAGCACTTAGACCACGGGCAGATAACTAATGGCAAAACAACTAGATCATTTCTATGACGGACAGCTTAGAAGATATATCACTCAGATGGTAAGAATGATGAGTGGATTTTCCTACAAAGACAGTTCAGGTGAAATAACCACAGTTCCTGCTATGTATGGCGATCTAACACGTCAAGTTGCTAATATTATCAGAAACAACTCAGAAAACAAAATACCAAATGCTCCTCGAATGGCACTGTATGTCACAGGCCTAGAACTAGACACTTCAAGACTAGCAGATTCATCCTATGTCAATAAAGTCAATATTCGAGAAAGAGAGTTTGACACTGCTGGGAACGAATATCTAAACACAGAAGGCAAGAATTACACAGTTGAACGCCTTATGCCCACACCATATACTCTTACAGTCAGTGTAGATCTATGGAGCACAAACACAGATCAGAAACTGCAGATACTCGAGCAGATTCTTATGCTGTTTAATCCTTCTATTGAACTCCAGACCACAGACAACTATCTTGATTGGACTTCTCTATCCGCTGTATATCTAAATGATATAACTTGGAGCTCGAGAACAATACCTCAGGGCACAGAAACAGAAATAGACGTAGCAACACTGTCATTTACTACGCCTATATACATCTCGCCTCCTGCGAAGGTCAAAAGGCTGGGTGTTATTACTGACATTGTAAGTCGAATTCACAATTCTAAGCAGGAGTTGGTAGACGCTACTACAGATATTGATTTTTCATTACCCGGGGGCGATGCAGACATTGTAACTAAACCGTTTGCAAACGAGAAAGGTGAAATAGAGCAGGAAACAACACAAAAAGAATATAGTACCGAGGATATTACACTTAGTATTGTTAAAACTGCATATAAGAATCTAGATCTATTGGTTATGAATAATACTCTAAAATTAGTGTATAAAGGCATTGTAGGCGGAATGTCTTGGCTACAGTTCTTTGAGGCATTTCCGTTTGAGTTCGAAGAAGGTGTTTCCGCAGTAAAATTGCAGAGAGCAGATCTTGATATAGAAATTGTAGGCACTATTGCAGTTTCAACAGACGAAACAGAAGCAGCAGTTAACTGGGACATTGATACTATTCCAACAGACACTGTTTTAACTAGCAGTTTGGGTGCAAGGTCAAAAATCGATTATATTATAGATCCACAAAAATCTAATCCTCAAGATTTTGATCTAAGTACCAATCCTAGAATACTTATACTAAATTCAATCGGCGATTCTCAAAACACAGACGGAGCAGACGCTTGGAAGAATCAAGACGGTTCAGACTTCGTGGCTACTGCTAACGACATTATAGAATGGACAGGTACACAATGGCAGGTTGTTTTTGATTCAACTGGCAATGATTCTACAGAGACTCCTGTTTACACTACAAATTTACACACTAATGTTCAGTACAAATTTGAAAATTCTGAATGGCGTCTTTCATTCGAAGGCGAATATCCGAACGGAACCTGGCGCATAGAATTTTAAAATAACTACAAGTATGTCCGATCTAGTATGCGCTGGCGCCCTTTTTTACAATCTCGACACCGAAAGATTTCTTTTTGTTCATCGCACTCAAGGAAAGAAAAGCAATGTATGGGGTATTGTTGGCGGAGCTACAGAAAACATAGAAACTCCTTGGGAAGGATTGCAAAGAGAAATACAAGAAGAAATAGGCCGGGTAGATATTCTTAAAACTGTTCCTCTTGAAAAATTTGTATCTGCAGATAAAAACTTTACATTTCACACCTATGTTTGTGTAATAAAGAATGAATTTTTACCTTTTTTAAATCAAGAACACGACGGATATGCCTGGGTATCGTATAATAATTGGCCTCGGCCATTGCACTACGGCTTAAAAAATACTCTTGCAAAAAAACATAATCAAACCAAAATCAAAACAATCTACGAAGTAAGGAACCTTATAGACAATGACTGAAAGAAAGAAGTCAAATACCGAAGGACTTTTAAAAACAGACTATGGATATGATCTCATCTGGAGTAATACCGATGACTACTGTGGTAAAATTTTAGTTTTTGAAGCTGCAGGCAGCATGACTCCGCTCTTTTTTCACAAGAAAAGACAAAAATCATTCTTTGTTAACACCGGCGAATTTATATTAAGGTATATTGATATTCAAACAGCTGAAATGAAGGATCAAATACTGCGTGAAGGCGATGTCTGGACAGCGCCTTTACTCGTGCCTCATCAATTAGAATCAAGAACAAACGAAGCAAGTATTACCGAAGTTGGTTCATGCGAAACATTTACAGACCTCTATTACCTACCTAATTATTAAGCCTGTGCTTCGCCCCATTTTAGAATAATATTTCCGTCGATTTCTTGGCCTGAGACTTTATATACATTTATTGCGAGCACATCGGGTCCGTTTGGAAATGTACCTCGTCCTCCAAGCGGAGTGTTCGTTATTTCTTTCAGAGAGTCAAGTTTCAAGGTAGACCTTTCTCCCGGGACAGCAATAAATGAGAATACCTGTTCTCCGGGTTGCGCATACGGAGGCTGAGAAAACTCAAATTCGATAGTCCCACTTCCATCGCTCAAAGTACCTTCGTATGAGTTATTGAAGCTTAACCTTAGATACGTGGTACCGTTAAATTCTTGTTCTTCGATCGATGCAACGCTGGTTCCTCCAGGAAAAGTAACCGATCCTCCAGTTTCAGAAACATCTGTCCCTGACTTAACTCCAGAAGCTGAATATGTTGTGTTATCAACAAACGCAAAGCTTCTATCAGTAGTAGTGAAACGTCGTTCTACAGTTATATTTCCTGAAGTAGTGCCGTTATATCTGCCATCAGTGTAGATTATATAGTATCGCGTACCTCTAAAGTTATACGGGCCTCTTACGAGACGAATTCTTAAACCTGATCCGAAATTTGCTCCTCCAGCACTGTTTATTACAAAATCACCTACGGCGGCATTTAGAGACTCCCAATCATTCCTTAACACGTACATGTAATCTCGATTGCGACGATTGAACTCAATGCTAGCTGTGCCTTGCAAGTCACTCTGCGTAGTAACAGTCTCGGTTGTAACAGTGTCATTCGTGGTCCAGTCGATGCCGCCGCCGGGTGCTATTTGAGCAAAGCTTGGTTGTCCGCCTTGAGCCAGTGACTGTAGCCCTTGCCAAGACACGCTGTCTGGATCTACAGGATAATTTTGCGGATTAAGCAATCCTTCAACAACTATGCCTCCATTGCCGTCTTGTGATGTTATTTCAATACCATCTAGTAGCAACTGCGCTCTGTTTAGTAGCTCTCTTTCTCCTAGATCCCCTACAAGTGCGTTAGACACACTGGGTGCTAGCCTCAACATAAACGCAGTTTTGCGAGTGGTACTGATGTTAACTCCAGTTTCCGAATATGAGAACAGATATCCACGGTCGTCGTCAAATTGTCCGTCCGTAATAAATGCAGATCCCCAGTGACTGATTAGCGGAGTAATTGTGTTACTTAGTAGTATCACGCCTGTACGTGCTGCATGTTCAGCAGGAAAACCAGCAGTGTAATTCCTTGATGCGCCTGCTTGATAGTTTACATAATTAGCGCCTCTATTCAATCCGATTAGTCGATTTCCGTTTGTGCCTTTGCCTGAAAATGTGATTATTTCATTATCAATATATAATACTCCTGAATCAGGAAAAAAACTTGAATCTTCTAATTCTAGAAAATCCTGTTCTGCCGACATTGGTTCAGCAAGTTTACCCGGAGGACCTTCGTTTGTAACTTCGTATCTAACGGGCAAGTTACCTGACCTCATGAATGCTTCTGTGTTGACGTTGGAGTTTCTCATCCTATGGGCATAAACAAAATCGCCGTCTGCTCCACGCAACATAAAGTCAATAAAGCCAGCGCCGTACCAAGAGTATTGTATACCTATCATCTGCATTTTTGCTATATCTACATCATAACCGCTTGGCCCAGTGCCGTCTAACCTATCCAGATTAAAATCTTTCTGTTTAACTTTTTTATCGATAACAAGATTTGCCTTTGCAGCGTACACATCAACAACACCTCTCCAGTCCGGAGTAACAGTCATTGTAGTTTGGTCAATAACATGACTTATCACATGGGTCATGCCCTTGATAACCAAGCGATCGCCGGCTTTGAGCTGATCTCTAAATTTTGTATTGTTCCCGTTTATAAGATTGCTATCAACTGTTACAGATACTGTGCCAGCGATCTGCTTGGTTCCTGTGCGCTGTACTACGCTAATCTGAGTGCCGTCGAATTCCCAGAATATGCCATTTTGATCGTCGAATATTCCAGACCTTACTGTTGCGCCGTGCCAAGCAATAACACTAACCTGAGAGTCAAATCCTAGCACTGCTGTTGTATCTCCAAGTCTTCTTTGTGCTCTTATCGTAAATGTTCTTTCGTCGATGATTGAATTTACTTCGTAGTCAAACGCAGGCGGTAATGCTGTAGACGGTCCTGAATTATAGCCGGGTGTTTCTACTCCTAACAATCTTACAATGCCGCCGACCTGGAGTCCGTGATCGTTGTCGTCGGTAGTAACAGTAATCAAACTTCCTACTTCTACATCTTCTGCTTCTACACTTCTTATATCATAGGAAGGCGCAAATAGGGCACCAGTAGTATACATTATGCCTTTTCCAGACTGATAACGAATATATTTTTTGCTCTGACGAATAGCCTGTGCTCCGTGTTGAGGGCCGCCTGTTCCTAGTTGAACTCCACCGTCAAACGGTCTGTGAATAAAAAAGGAATCTGGTCTAGGGTAAATCGATCCGTTAATCTGATCTTCTTCTAAAATAGTTCCTGATGTCCTTGCTTGGAATCTTAATCTTGTTGCTGAGGGGATATCAGTAGCAATAAAACTGCCGGCTGCAAGGTCGTGGTTGTTAGTTTCGCTCTCAGATTGTATTGTCACAATAAAGGTGCTTCCTGGCACCAACCCGTGTGCATTTTCAAACTGGGCTTCTAAAGTCGCAAGAGCTTTGTAATCAATTTCAGTCTGTCGAGGAATAATGTCTTCTGTTGGTTCTGATAATAGTACAGTAGATATTAAATCATAATCCGGTGCCACAGGAGCATTATTATCCTCTGTTAAAACACTCAAAATTGCGCTGCTGCTGTCCACAGCATTTACTCTTACTGTAACATCATTGGTAGGAGAACTTCCTCCTAGATCGTCGCCGCTCAAAACTATGCGGTTACCTGCCTTATAATCTGTTCCGCCATTGTTTACAAAGGCTTCATAAGTACCGGAAATTCTTTCAACATTGAAAGTTGCATTCTCTCCTATCGGCTGTTGCGGCGATCCTGTAACAGTGAAAGTTCCGCCTCCCTGGGCAGCAGTGCCTGAAACTGAAGCACCTGTTACAGCACCTGTTGCATCAACTGTTGTAACGGTGAAATTTAGATCATTATCTGGACTGACACCATACAGAGCACTTCCTGGAATTAAAAAAGTTTGATCAGGTGCATAGGCAGACCCTGTCTGATCAACACTGTTAAGAGTGTATGCGCCTGCGTCAAGGCTTACTGTTACCTCTAATCCTGAACCTAAAACATTAGTAGCTGTAATATCATTGACACTATCCGAATTATTGGCAGTACCTGATATAATATATTCGGTTATTCCACCGGCCCCGTCTACGTTATCTATTGTTACTGTAAGGTCGTTCTCAGGCGAAGACCCTCCGATGTCGCTGCCAATAACCGTTATATTATCTCCTATAACGTATCCTGTGCCTGGCGCTGTTATTTCTAATGCATAGATTTCGCCTAAAGTTCGCACAGTAAACGTAGCAGCAGTGCCTGTGCCTCCTTGATAAGGCACATCTGCGAATTCTAAAGCTGCATCAGGAGCCGTACCTTCACTTGTGACTCCTGTAATTTTACCCGACGCATCTACAGTGCTAACGGTAACAATAACATCGTTGTCCGGAGTTTGTCCATTAGCATCTGTTCCTGTAATCAACAATCTATCGGCAGGTGCATAATCTTGAGAAGCATCGCTGGCTGACACTGATACAGAATAGACATTGTCTGTGTAAGAAACGTCAAACAAAGGCACCCCTGAACCGATTACTTCGTCTTGCGGAGAAATATTAGACACAGTTTCGGTTCCATCAAAAGGCGTGCCTTCCTGCGATGTTGCTTGAATAGACCCTGTATCGTCTACAATTTCGACAACCATTACTAAATCGTGCTCCGGCGAACCACCCCCTAGGTTAGTACCAGAAACTAGAAGTCGGTCCCCTGCTTTGTATGCAACTCCTCCATTATTGATAGAGGCTATCTCGTATACGCCCGAACCAACTGTTACATCAAAATTAGCTCCAGAACCGCTGGTATTATCGTTAGTCCCAGATATATTTGTATAGGTATTGGTTGTTCCTAGTAAAGGCGCATTTAGAGGATCCGACAAAATAATATTATTACCGTTAATCGACTGTACAAAAGTAGCTACTCCGTTGCCTGAGTCGAAAGCAAGATTTGGAACTACTCCAGAGGCATCTACCAAAGTTACTAGTGTTTCTCCTGTAGTGTAGTCTCCGTCGATTTCAACTGTAATATAAGTTCCACCCCCGGCCGATGTTTGAATAACACCAGTCACCTGTGTATTTTGACCAATACTTGCATTTCCAACAATTGGAGACCCCACTGGGGGGTTTATTCCATCATAGGGAATAATTGTGGATTCACTTGCTACTTCTAGTTCTGTGGTAATTGTTCCTTCGCTACCGTTGCTAATTAGCTCAAAAGAAGGAGTTCCTATACTTGCACCGGTGTAAAAACCTGCTCTCCTCAATTGAGTGTACGTAGTGGACAAAATATCACCAGGAGCTGAACCTACTTTTGCTTTTGCAAAATATCTCAATGTGTTTTCGTCCGGAGTTTCTGTGACAACAAATGCTCCTTCAGCGCGTGCTGCACCTACAACTCCGTCTTCAAGTGCTTTTATCGTGATAGGCTCCCCCGCTGTTACTCCATGAGGCGTAACAGTATTTACAGTAATTTCACTCTGGCCCACACCAGTGTTGCTATCAGCAGCTTCTACCGTTATAACACCTATCATATTCGAATGGTTTGCACATGTGTAATAGTAGGTACCTGAATCTCCGAGAGTGGTTTGCCAGGTTACAGTATCGCCTCCAAAAGCTCCTTGGCCGTCTACTCCTTCGATAAGATTATTAGTTCCTGCTTCTGAAACAGTTTTTAAATATAAAGGATGTGTGCTGCTTGCATTGTTTGTAAATTCTAGTCTATCGCCTTCACGTACCAAAAATCCTGGATCTTGCTCGTTTATTATACTGCCGCTTCTGTCTGCTCCAGAAACTATCCAGTCTGAACTACCATTATTCGTTAATTCGTATGAAAAGTCCTCTGTTGTATTACCAAAACTAGCATCAGTTGTAACAGTAGATACAGGAGTATCTGTGCCTGGTATTTCATACAGAGAAGGGTATCCTCGCTGGACACCAATCGCTGCCCATTTTGTAGGCTGCAGTCCGTACTCGAAGTCAGCGTCTAGCATTGAATATGGAGTTGCTACCCTCATTCTTTCGATAGCATCAGTTCCAAAATCAAATGGTCTTACCGTAGTAATGCTTTGTGCGTTTTCCGAGTTTTCAACAAAGATCTGTAATCCGTCAGATTCGTTCTGATCGAGTGTGTTTGTGTTAAACTTTAGAGTTGTTACGGTATCTGTAGTCTGTAAATAGGTGGGGAAATCAGGATCTTGATCGCCTATATTTAATTCAATATCACCACCAAGGTCAGGGTCGCCAAAGTTATACAAAATAGTGTTTGTGTTAACATTCGTAACAAGCAGTATATCAGCTAGATTATATCTTCCTTGGATTTTTACATGGCCGGCACCTGTCGACGTTTCCGCAATAGCATCTAAACCAGTATCTATTACATTTCTTGTCAAAGTTATTAAACTTTCAACTTTCTCAAATGCATCTTCCTCGGCGTCCACATCTAATATGGTTTGAGTTTCCGTACTGCGTGCTGCAAAATTTTGGTTAGATAATATATTTTCAGTAATGAGATTGCCTATAAATTCTATCATTCCGCTTACAGCCGTTGTTCCTCCCGGCATTTGAAACACGTCTTTTTCATAGAAAAATCTAATAACATCAACTGTTTTAGCGTTGCCACCATACCTAAGATCAAAGATAAAAGCATTAAGAATATTTTCTATGCTAGTAGCATCGTTTGGCAAATAGTTGTAATCGATGTAACCAGGCACTTCGTTCAGTGCTTGCGCCTCTAAGAATTCGGTTGCCTCGGCTTCGATAAACAACAGATTACTGCTAATCATATCGTATGCATTAGGATATAAATTGTCGTTTAGGCCAATGCCAGGCTTGAATACGTATTCTTGAATTTGTGTCTTTGCCATTTAAATCTCCGTTATGACCCTAGGGCAATTGATAAAGCAGCAGCAGTATTATCTACATAATTTTTATTCGCGCCTGCTGTAGGCTCGGTTGGTTTGTCTAATATGTCTATATCGCTGAAACTGGCCGAAGCTCTTATTCTAGCTCCTATATTTATATTATCTAAGTTTCCGGTAATTATAGGATTTATGTCTGTAGATTCAGTAACAGTTAGAGCAGTAAAGTCACCACTACCTGGGGAAGTGCTTCCTAGATCTATGTTATCTATGCTTCCTTTAGACAAACTAGAAAGCATAAGGATGCCCGTAGATTGCACCAAGTCGCCATTGATAGATGTATCACCTTGAATGGCAACATCATTATTAAACGTTGAAGTGTCCGATATAACAAGACCACTTGCTTGAACGTCACCGTTTATGGAAACATTGCCAGTGATCGAGGTATCGCCATCTACTGAAAGTGAATTCAACTCGCCGACACTAGTAAGACTGCTATCAGTAATAGACGAGGCTAGTTTGCCATCTTCAAACAGAGCAACTTCATTTAACGAAAGAGGATTAGCCGTAACTAGCTCTCCGCTGAAAGAAACTGATCCTTTAATTTCAATATTTCCCGATTCGTCTACTTCAAATCCTGGGCTGGTAAAACCTGTCTTTGATACAAATTTAGTTTCGGAAACTGGTTTCATTATATAATCCTGTTAATTAATCAAGGCCTTATAGAGCTGTGCCGAAAAGATAATTTGCGCGCCTAATACACGATCATTTTTTGGCACTGCAATTAATAAAACTTTATTGTCTGCTATTGTAGCGGTTAAATCAATCAACTCGGTTTCTGTAGTTGACCTACCGTAAATTGTGATGCTTGCAGCAGAACTTCCCACAACAAGCAAACATTTTATAATTTCTCTCTGAGCGTTGTTCAGCTCTATAGAAATTGTATATTCTCCTGACGTAAAGTCATTAACAAAGAAAGAATCAATCACAGTACGTTGATCTAGCGATGCCCGCGGCCCGCCGTAACAAAATTTTTTATTATCTATAACTCGTAAACAGTTATTACGGTCTTCCTCGAATATTTTGATCATGATATACTCTACAATTATATTGTATTTATATAAATAATCCGTGATCGAACTAAACTTATTAGAAGATAATAAAATAGCACCGAATATTATCAAAGAAACAATAAGACTGAAGCGTCATTGCAAAAATGATTCTGCGTATAATTTGTGGCGCACTGAATATGACGCAGTCCTTGATATCACTAGTAAAAAAATAGTTTTTTTTGATGATGCAAAATTCAATCTTTTTTTAATTAGATCTAATTAGGTTAGAATATCCAGGTCTTTGAGTTAGGTCTATACCTATAGATTTACAGCGTTCTATACATTCGTCTGTGGCACTAGCGCCAAAAAAGACTTCAGTAGATTCTTCTATTCCTTCAAATATGTTGTGATAGATAAGATAAAACTCTATCAAAGGACATTCAGCAGCAAAAATGTTTATAATACCTTCTTCATGATAAATTACTTCCCAAAATTTTACGTCAGAAATTTCTGGAGTTACAGTGTAATCCCAGTCTTGCCTTGCCGGCAAACAATTTTTTTCTATCCATGTATCAGACAGATTACAAGAAAAGATGTTTTTGGTGTTGACAAATTTCAGCATTTTTTGTAAACTTATATACTCATTTATGTAAAGTATTAGAGCTGCACTGCATAATTATATTTAACCGAGGAGATATTTAATGGCTATAACTGTTGACGGCATATATGCTGGAAGACTTGAACCTGCTGAAAATTACGCAGGCTGCATTAGTGTGTTTCGAAATGCTTTCCCTGCACCGGACCAGGCAGTAGCAGTTTTAGAGGATTCATGCGCTGACGCTGAATCTCCTGCGCAATGGGAGCAGTCACGAATTCTTCAAACTGGTACAGATGTAACTAAGAGATCAAATTCTGTATGTCCTATTTCGAGAGTTGCATCTGAAATGGATTTTCCTCCGTTTCAGGGCCTTCATAATCAATGCAAATTATCAACAGAATCTGGCTTAACAAGTTACGTGGAAGATTTTTTTCAGACTGACATGACACTTGATTCTGAAGGGTTTCAGGCTCTCAAATACGAACAAGGACAAAGATATGTCAAGCACAGCGACTGGCATACTTCTTGTCCTACACGAGCAATTTCTGTATTAATTTATCTCAACGATAATTTCGAAGGAGGGGAACTAGATTTTCCTTTTCATGGTGTTAGAATTACGCCGCAGGCGGGAACAATGGTTATGTTCCCTTCCAGCTTTGCATATACTCATGAAGCATTACCTGTTCAAAGTGGTACAAAATATGCTTTAGTTACTTGGTTCCACGCTGTATGAATTTATTTAAGAAGAAAAAAAATACATTAACTCTGCACTGTTATACCGCTGATAAAATGGTGTATGAAAATGCTCCTATCCAAAAAGGTAATCAATTTTTTCCCGAATGGTGGCGTAATACTCCCAAAGTTAACGGCGAGAACACTACAATTAAAAATTGTAAAGCAATTCAAGAGTATTACAAAAATGGCATTGTAATACCTAGTTATTTTCAAGCAGAGTTGATCATACATGCTGCTAATGATCCGTATAACAGAACCTTTTCTTACACTCAAAGTTATATAGACGACAAGTTTGATGCGTCTCACGTCCCGGAACAATATCCTGTAATTGCGGAGTCGGATTATTTAAATTTTAAAATACTGTCTCCGTGGAGATTTAGAATAGAAGAAGATATACAATTTACCTGGACTTATCCTGAGTATAATTTTCTGCAGTCTCCGAAGCCTAATTGTACACTGATGCCAGGAATCATGTTTTTTCATTACCAATCAGAAGTAAACATCAACTATTTTCTAAAATACGAAAAGGATTGCGAGACAGTGGTAAATTTTGAACCTCTTGAACCTCTAGTAATAATGCACCCTTTAACAGACAAAAAAATTGAGATTAAAAATCATCTGGTATCTAAAGACGATATAAGGGCTCTAGTACCAGAAGAACATATGATTAATCTACTAGGGCGATCTCCTAAGGAAGTCATAAAAACATATAAAGAAAAGAAAAAAATAAAAGAAAAAATTAAACAAAATAAAGAGCAAAAATGCCCTTTTGGATAGGCAACACAAGGACATATAATAAATGACTTACAAAATACAGGTTTTCGACAATTATCTTTCTAACGATGCATTTAAAGATTTACGCAATGAGATAATGAATCCACACTTTCCTTGGTTTTATGGTGAAAGCAAAGTTGGTGAAGATTACGGCGACATGGGACCAAATAAAGAACTATTTGATTTTCAATTTGTGCATATGTTCTATGTAGACAATGCCCCTAATAGTCCTCATATAGAAGTATTGAATCCGTTATTAGAAGTTATAAATCCTTGTGCATTGGTTAGAATCAAAGCAAATATCACATTCTGCACACCCAAAGTAATTGATTTTCCCTTCCATGTAGATCATGACAACTTTATGGGCAAAACTGCAGTGTTTTACCTAAATACAAACAACGGTTACACTGAATTTGAAAACGGAGAGAAAATTGAAAGCGTTGAGAATAGAATGATAATTTTTGACTCTAATCTTAAGCACAGAGGTTCTACAAGTTCTAACAGCAGGTATAGACTAGTTTTAAACTTTAACTATTTTCCCTATGAGTAGAGCCATGCCTCTTCAGGTGGAATCCATACGTTAGAAAATGAAATCTTTAAGCCAATATCTGTAGCTGCTTTTGCTGCTTTGTACTGTGCTTTTGCCCCATAAAAAGTTTCAAAAAAAGGTTTTCTATATTCAACTGCAGAGTCAAGACCAGTTGTTAACAGGTAGAATTCTGCGTAGGGCAAATGACTTGCATATAAACCTGCGCCTCCCGATGCTTCTGAAATCACTTCCCAAATGTCTACGTCTTCTAACCTCAGCTCTCTCTTGTAATCCCATTCCTTAAACCAAGGAATAGGAGTTTTTTCAGGATCATATACAGGATCGTCGTAAATTTCGTTACGCTCTAAATTTGTAAAAATATCTGTAGTGGTTCTAAATTGCGGCATTTTTATAATTCAAATTTTATATTATCTATCCACATGTAATCGGCGCTACCCCAAATATTGGCATTAATGCGGAATTTTTCAACGTTGGTGTTTCTAGATAGAGATCTAGTTCCTGATCTGATTGTGTTTGTCGACATATCTTGATAAAAATAAGAATGTTGATTAGACGACCAGTTGAATTCAATTCTGTAATATATCCATCTATCGTAACCGTTGCCGCCGTATATCTCTGTGTCACCAGATCCGTCTCGGATTTCCCATTGAGGATTGTTCCCTCCCATGGCAAGAACTTCGTTACCGTTGCTATCAATAAGTTGTGTTGTAAATCCTGACTGATTGGTCTCTTCTTGCCAATAAAATTCAAAGGCAGATATTTGACTGCCTCCTAACAAGACACTTGGCGACAATTCTGCATTTATTGTAGATCCTGTTTCACCTGCGCTATAGTTTCCCTGAAAAGATCGATCAGTACGCACAGCAAAGTTCGATGTCTGTGTCCATTCGTTGGAGAACGAACCTGATTCAAAATTGTATAGCACGGTGTTGCTATCCTCTTTTATTGCAAAAGCGGAGGTAAGTTTCAGATCTCCCACGTGCTCAAAAATTTTTTTTTGTCTTCCTACACCTTTTAGCCTATCATATTCTTTTAAACGAGATAGATTTCTAGCTTTGCTGAGCCACATTCGTTATTGACCTTGAGTTTTATATCGCACAACAACTATTCCGTGGCCGCCGCGAGCATTGTCATTATTATAGTCATAATTACCGCCGCCACCGCCGCCGGAGCCGTAGTTGTTATTTGCTCCACTGCCGGCGGCGTATCGTCCGCCGTCGCCGCCACCGGCCGGTCCTGGACCTCCGTCGCCAATATACGAGGCGCCGCCACCTCCGCCGCCGCCGGCCCTAGAAACGTTACTGCCGGTTATATTGTTTGAAGCTCCGTAACCGCCTCTCATATTATATCGGCCACCACTACCGCCGGCGCCGCCGCCGCCGCCAGCACGTGAATTATATCTGTTTGCATATGCGCTGCCGCCGTTATTTCCATATGATGTAGAGCCGCCACCGTTGTATTCATTGTAATCTTCTAGGCCGCCGCCGCCTCCGGAGCCGCCGTACTGCCCGTCATTATATCGATGGCCACCTCCGCCGCCGCCATATGAGTCAATGTTGCGAAAGGTGCTGCTCCCACCTCTAGATCCC